GGACTAACCCCCATATGGGGTCTGTGCATATCTATAGTAGCGCCAGATCAGGATCATACTTAAGTATCAGATCATCAACCCAGGACTCAGATAATCTCATAAAGAAATTACCATCGTTCTGTGTTAAAGATCTTAACCTTAATGTATCACCTGATTCCGCGTATGAAAACGAAAAAGCATGTTCGCTCTCATCTTCCCCAGCTGCCAACAGACTATAATCTGTGTCAAACAGGAGATGCGCGTCGAGCCAGTCTTTGGCTTTACGTGTTTGACTGTACATCAATATAAACTTAGGAACTGAATCTGTATCTGATAATAAAACAGAGACAGGTACGTCCTTGGCGAAAATTGAATTTCGACCGATTAGTTTATCTAACGACAGCCTACAGAGGTTAAGACCGTATGCTGACTTGATTTTCCTATAGAAAGGAAGCGTGTCGAGGAATGAATCCTTAACACCATAATTGACCTTGACAAAATTCGTTATTCTGAGAAAATCCCTTATAGAGGGTTCCCTCGTCTTAACGTAAAAGCCACGGACAAAGACGCCGTTGTTAAAATCGGCGCCGCAACTCTCACGGAACGATGTTTCGATTGAGAACGATTTTTCGTCGTTCAATTTAAAACCAATCGATCCAAAGAACCGTTCGAAAGACTTCCTTGCTCTGCTTAAAGCGACTATTAAATCATCGCCGTACGTAGAGACTAAATATGCAATGCAACGATCTAAAGGAGCTTCACTTAACGTGAAACCCCAATTCAAGAGAAATGCGACTGTAAGGGCAAAGAATATGAGGGATTCTAGTTCGAAAGTGAACGAGTATCCCATAGGGAAGCTTCGGTACGTGTACCGATTTCCTTTCCATTCAAAACCCAAACACGACGATCTCTGCATCAGGTCCCAAAGCTTTTGGCAATTGGGCCTAGGTTTCCCCAGGAGAACCTCTTCCAATATCGGAAAAGTAATTCTGTCGGACGCAGATGAAAAGTCGTAGGTATCAAAGAAATTAGTCTTGGATGCTATCCAAGCCAATACTTGATGATCCCGCGCGCATGTATCAAGATTATGATTGATGTTGCAAGACCTTATGCTCCGATACGCTTTGCGTATCCATTCGCCTATACCTTTTTGTTCAGCTTTACGCAAAACAGAGGTTATAGTTATCACCCGATTCTTGTCGGCGTTCTTAGGCACTTGGTGAAGTTTATCCCAAGACCACGAAGAGCGTACGCCTGTTTGGCGTATTTGCTCAGCGAGAGATGGCTCGAAAAACAATTCGAGATCGTCCAGCTCCCCGGCAAGTGACGAAAGCTTAGCCAAGCGAGATCTGTATGTTCGCGTTTGCCCGTCATGGGTCAAATCGAACTCAAATCCACTTAGCGAAGCACCAGGCCCATAAAAGAAACGGGTCTGTGGTTCGTAGGGCACGTTGCTAAGTGCACGCTCAACTATATCTCCGGCGGTATCAAAAATACGCCGATAGTCGAGTTCAAGGATCTCACCTTGGTGTAAACGGTTTACGAGATTTTTCGCTATAAAGAAAGCTTCATCAACTGAAGCCATATAGTTACTAAAAGTCTTATCCGCTAACGCCTCGGATTCTGCCTTTGTCTTCGGAGGAATCTTTTTACGAACTGTATTTGCTTCATAATCCGGATATCTAACAAGGATATCTTGATTAATAGCATCACAGTAAGCTAAAAACTCTTCTAAATTCAAGGTTGGTAATAAACCATATTGCAGGTCTACACCGAGATCTTTG